CATACTTCCTACGACATTTTTTCTTAGCGCTGGAATCTGCACAGAATTATAAATCTTTTGTTCCGCTTGCTCGGTAAACATATCAAGCTCGGCATCTGTAAACGTGTTTTCACAGATGTCTTGGATATTAGTTTTTAATTCCGTATAGTTCATAGTTACGCCATAGGTCCACGAGCCATAGTGCCTTTTGTTGCGGCGCCTACGCCGCGCATTTTAACACCGGAAGTTTTAACACCCTGCATATCAGGTTTAGGAGCGTCAGGGTTAGGGACGGGTACAGGCCAGCCTATATTTTTAACTACTTTAACGTCTTTCGCATTGGTTACATTTTTTACGTTGCGCATATCTAAACTCCTACGTCGTTGTTACTATAACTTGACCAATATATCCAGTAGCAATTAAATCATCTGGGGTTAAACTATACGGATCTTTACCTCCACCTACTGGATTCCAACTCCATTGTATAACTCTACTACTAAAATTACCAGATTCACCAAGGCTAGTATCTGTACGTGGGTTACGTATAGCCTGTGGGTCATCAACCGGATAATCTCCTAACCTTAGTTGTGGTTGGTCGGGGTTCCAACACTCAGGACAAGCCTTAACATTAGTATCACGACCTTTAACAGTTAAACTACGTAGTTCGCGTAGCTTGTATTGAAACCCACAAACATCACACATCCCAAGAGCAATTTTAGATGAGGCAAATCTAGACATACGCCTATATCGCCGCTATACGAGGGGTAATAGTAATAGATGCTTTTTCTCGATCTTCTCCAATAGCTTTAGTAAATTGAGATTCATACTCGGCTTGAAGAATAGGAAGCCTAGGCATAAAATCCGGTACCTTCATAGCAATGTAATAAGCTAGCCCAGAAACAAGCGCTGGTAAGAAACGGAAGTTTGCGTCGGCTGTCTGGACTCCAGCCCCAGCGTCTTCAATACGCCGTAACCGGTAATATACAAACGTGTAAGTATTACTGAGGTCTGGTACAGGCCATACATTAATACGTGGAGCGTCACGAAGCCGTTCGATCCACACTTGTATTGGTCTGCCTTGAGTAAGTTTGTTTGGGATAGAAGAATACGTACTAACACTAACCCGACTACATGTAAGATCTGACTGTGTAGATGTGTTTCCGGCTCCCGTGCGTATACTTTGCTCTAATAAGTCAATAGTATCAGCGGGTAAATCGTATTGAGCCGTGCCCGCAACAAGGTTAACTGTACCGCTATCAATCGTCCACATGTTGATACCACGGTTCTGCCATTCGATAGTAAGTAGATTCATAGACCTACGAGCAGTTCGTAAGTCATACCCAGAGCGCATTTCTCGACCAGCGCGTTCCCACGCTTCTTCCGCAATCTCTGTAAACTCCATATTAAACGCAGTTGTACCAGATGTAGTCATTTACGCCCCCAGCTTTCACGCGCTTTAGCTTTAGCTTTACTAGATAGACTACTATAATGGTGTAGTTTTTTAGAAACGCTAGACATTACTTTACCCGTCATAAGGGTACCATTAGGGTGTTTGTGCGTACCACCTTTATGTTCTCGTCCATCTGCAAAGTAGTGTTTAACGCCTTTCGCCATTTTTACTTCCTAAACTTAGCGGTTTTTTTCGCTATGCGCTTCGGCTGCTTCACGAACTGCTTCCCGGCAGCAGTCCCTCGGCGCTTTGCTTTTGTGGTCGCTGCATACTCCTTTGACGACAACGACTTTATCGCCTTCTTGGGTAGGTATCGTTCCCCAGTCTTGCCCGAGGGTTTCCCCGATTTCGTTTGCCATTTTTCTTTTGTCCATTTTGATAACTTATTAGTAGACTTCTTCTTTCCTTTGTAGCTACCACCGTCATCTTTATAGTATTTGGTGGCGAGTTGCATAGCCCTTGCGGAGTGCTTGCCACCCATCTTAGCTTTAGCTCTAGCTTTAGCTCTTGCCCATTTGGCGGGGTCTCTTTTAGTCGCTACCCCACCGGACTTATAATACTGGCGCATTAAGAACCCTTCATAACCACCATTTTAGCAGGGCGCTTGCCTCGTTGAGCTATACCACAACCACGGACGCCACCGCCTTTATTGTATTTCATCATGCCACCACCCATCATCTTCATGGGTTTTTTAGCTGTACCGCCTTTATTGTACTTCATCATGCCACCCATATTCTTTTTAACAGGTTTCTTAGCTACACCACCTTTAGCTAAAGTTGGAAGTTTCAGTTCATCTTCCATTTTATCCGACATACTAGTTATACGTTTATAATCTGGAGTTTTAGCCGGGTTTAGCCTTTGGCTTGCTTGACGGTTTTTTGTAGCGGCAGAACTTTCCTTCATCGTAGTAAAATCATCAGCGCCAACTCGACTCGGCGCTTTGCGGAAATCTTTACTGCTCATGCTCAAACCACTGCCCACACGATCTTTTGCGCCACGTAAACCTTTAGCACTCACATCCAGACCACTGGTTGCACGTTTGCTTCCGCTACGTAAACCTTTAGGAGTTATAGTATCTACCGGCTTAGAATCTTTTTTCTTAGCGGGTTTAGCCTTTGGCTTGCTTGACGTTTTAGGTTTATCGTCAGCACGGCGAGTGTTGTACTTCTTACCGTTAAAAGTAAACATCCCCTCTGCGCCTTTTTCTTTACGTGCTTTAGCAAACGCAGCTTGGAACGGAGTCATTTTTTTAGCCATTTTAAAATCCTTTATAATAAAGTAGTTACCATTTTACACGGTTCGCCCAATACGCCGCAGACATCTTACCACGGGAAATATTCTTTCCGTGACGCGATTTAAACGACTTACGTTTCATCTTCATGCGTTTAGACTCACCTTTTTTTGGTTTGCCCGCAGTAGAAGCGCCTTGTTGACCAAACCGAATTACTCGTTGTTTTCCGCCTTCACATGCTTTTACAACATGTGATTTTTTAGCGTGAGAGGGAGTACGGCGCGGTTTATTACAAGCCATACTGGCTTTATTTACTCTACCACCAGACTTATAATAATGTCTCATAGCAACTACCCTACATAAAATACCGTAAGAGAAGATAAAGTAGTTTGTACATACGTTACATACCCACCACCAGCAAACACAATACCGTCGTCAGGAACATCTGGATACTGCGTAGTATTTGCGGAAGCTACAGTATTAAACTGCATCCGTACTGCGCCTGTACCAGAACCTTCTCTAAACGTAATTGTACCTGCAGTAGCAGTATTTACAGCATATAAACCACGAAGTCGTAACCTACCTCGGAACATAGGAGCCGCAATAGAAGTACCAGAACCAACACTTACGTTGCCCGCAGGGTTGCCTACTGCTGTTATTTGAGTGATAGTACTAAAAAAAGCAGTTCCAGTAGTAGTACCAGTATCAGCGCCATCAACAGATACTACGACAGCCGTACCTGTTTCGTCCGTACCCGTTACGTTAAACGATATACCAGAATCATCGGCAGAACTAAGAATGGTGATATTACGGGGTTCATCAAACGTAACCGAACCGCCAGAAGCTAACGCACCACCAAGAACTAGGTTAGCATTATTAGCAACAGACGCAACAGCCGACACTCCGTCAGTATCTGCCGCGGCGGCGGTCATAAATGTCGATTGGATGTCAGAAGACATATATATTCTCCTTAAAAAAATAGATCCTTTTACATGAGTAAAAGGCAGGGATAATAAACCCCCTGCCTAAAACCATTAGCCATTAGCATAATCGACGTTCATGCCAGTAATACGAATCCAAATTTTACCTGCTAAATAAGCGGCGTTTGTTGCAGTACCTTGTACAAGGTACACATACTTTTTAGTCAGGGCCGCCATAACAGCGCCAGAATCTACGGCGTTATAGTAACCTAGAGTAAGATCGCCGTTGTTCATCATCTGAGTACCAGAAGCAACCGCAGCAGCAGAAGCAGTAGTTCCTGTAGCAGAAATGTCTACGTTAATATCTGGGTCACCACCAGTTGGTACTTCTACGCAACCAAACTCTAGCAGAATTGGAATGCCGTTCACTTCTTTTGTAAGTTCAGCAATGTATGCATTAGCAGCAGTGCCAACACCAATAACACGATCTGCTGAAGCTGATCCAACAAATCCACCTTGAAGGTCAATAAGAATGGACGTTACGATAGTGCCGCCAACTTTGTTAATAAAAGTGTTAATAGAAGCATCAGCAATGCCAGATCCATGAGCGTTAGGAGTAATCCCAAAAATAGTAGCGCCAGTATCTAAACTAGCATTGTTTGCTCCAGCGGCAGTAGCTGTTCCTGAAAAACCATTTGTGTCAACAACATTGTTAACGCCAGAAGTTGCAACAGTTTGAAGTTCAAACTGTTTTTGAGCTACAGTTCCAGTAGTAGCATTTTTAGTAACTTGTTGAAAGCCATTTTCCGACCGTACTGGGCCGTTAAAAGTTGTATTAGCCATGTGTATCTCCTGTCTTGGCTGGTGTCAGCTACACAATGTAACTGTCAGGGATGATTTAGTATACAAAATAAAAAGGGGAGTAGCAAGTACTCCCCTTAATATATTACAACATAAGTTGTTATGCGCCCGGAGAACCAAAGATCCCAAGAGGATCTGATACACCAAAAGAATAACGCTCACGAGCTTTGTAACGGCTGTTACCCGTATCGAAATCAGCATCCATAGATGTCTGCATCGGGGTACGTACGAAATGCTTCAGACCGTTTGGAACGTCGGTAGAGAGGAACCAACCATTCGTGTCAGTCAAATAATGATTGACTGCATAGCCTTCAGGAATCGAACCGTTGTTACGTAGTGCGTTGAGATCGTTATCTGCTGTACCCACACGTCCCTCAGTCTCCAGAAGTCGCGTAGCAACGAACTGAAGGGCTGGTGGAATTATGAGTTTACGAGGTTGAGCAGCAATCAACAAACCACGTTCGTCTGTCCAACCAGCAATCTGAATAACTGCGGCTTCAAGCGAAGTTTCGTTGAGGTCGGCTGCAGTTGCTGGTTCGTTAGAGTTCACACCACCAGACACAAGTGGATGTGCTGTTGAACATAATGGTTGACCGTCACCATAGGTTGTACCAGCGAAAGCGTCGTTAAGAACCGCTGCCCCTTTAACTTGCTTGGTGTACGCCATAGCACGAGCCAGAGCTTTCGTATAACGAGATGACAAGGAGTCATACAAGTTATCTTCAATAGCTTCTTCCGTAACGGAGAAGCCCATAGCAACGGTTTCGTGTGTATAACGAGCCGACCATGTTTCCTGTGCATTGTCATATTCGATGGCAGAGCCTTCGTTTTTAACAGGTGCAGCAGAAAAACCGGACAATTTAGTTTCTTCTTCAAAAGAACGATCAGAGCTTTCTGTCTCAAAAATCTCTTTATGCTCTTCACCGTACTTTGCGTACTCCAGACCGAACAATGCGTTCAGACCCGGTAACAGTTCTTTAAGTAACTGTGCGCGTGATATAGCCATTAGTTATTCTCCTATACACCAACAGTATGTGTGTAACGATGATAAGTGGGAGTAAACTTCACTAAAAATTCTGTGAAATTACCGTCACTATTCTTAGTATTTTCAACAACGTCTACTACAATAAACGGTAGAGTAGATGTAACATTGTTAATAAATACGCCCATACGGCTGTTGCCTGTAGCGGCTACACCAGTATTCAACACAAGCACTGCGTTGCAACTGATTGTAGTAGCACGAGTTTTCGCCAGTGGTGCTAGACCAGTAGTTGCGCCGTCTGCCGTTGTGTTTGTGACGTTTACAACTTTAAACAGGCAATTAGGGTCGTCTACAACAATAGCTTCAATATCAGAAGCAACAATGCTACCGGGATAGTACTGACTAAATATCTTATAGCCTAATACTGGGTCCGTGTAGCTACAGCCTACAAAAACACCAACAATACCGGGGACAATAGTAGCCGCAGTCTGGGTGGTAATAATTATAGTGCCGTCAGTAGTATACTGCACCACATCTCCATTGAAGATAGCAGTAGCGTAGTTTGAAGCAATAGGGATGTTACGAGTAGAACCCGCATACCCTTTACCGCCAATCAGATTGACGGGTTTCAGCCCGTAAGGGGCTGTAATCGTAGGAAAAGCCATAGTAAGCTCCTAAAAGGTTAAGTTCCATTACCAAAAGTAACCTTCGTTTTCCGCTCATTAAATAACGGCATACGAGGGTCGTTTTCCCGCATAAGGTTGTTGTCTACTGATCGAATCTGCGAAGCGCTTTGTTCTGAATAGTAAGCGGTTCGTTCTTCAACTAGCTCAACAGGAGCTTTACAGAGCATAAGACCGCCAATAATTACATTGTCTTTAAACCTATCGTTTTCGATACTGACTATTGTAATTTCTGGGTGGTCTACTGCTTTTACAGGCTCCCAACCTTCACGAATTTTTGAGGAAACATTGGTGGCGTCCATTTGACCTTGTGTGGAAACGCGGACCCAGTGGTACTTATACCCCGGCTCGGGATCAGGAGATGGTAAAACCTCTGGTCGCTGCCAAGCTCTTTTACGGGCACTCTTCTCACGAGTCTCATGGTCACGTGCAAGTCTATTTTCAGCCATTTTCTTTCCTCATTTCTATTGCAACCTGTGTGGCGTACTGTTTAGGAGTAAGTCCTAGACGCGCTGCAAGGTTTATCTGTGTTTGCGTTAACGTCACCTTCTTAGGTGCTGAACTCCGCGTAGCGGGGGCAACCACATTAGCCCGACGTTTCGGTACTACTTCTTGTTTTTCATCCCCGTCAAAACTATCGGGAAAAACTTCCTGCATACGAGTGTTAAGTCTCTCGTAGTATTCATCGCTTTGCGGGCTTACACCCGAGTTAACAAGTTTATGATGCAGCCCCAGCGCTAAACTTGTCATTTCTTCGTCTACATTGAACCACGTATTGGCTTTCGCCCATTCTGCGGCCCGTTCGTCAATTTTTACCGGGGCGGGTTGTTCATTCGTTGCCTCTGACCCTACAGGTAACTCGTTATCCTGTAAAGAGGGTAACTTAATATTATTTAACCTATCTGCCTTTATCTTAGCAGTAGTTAAACTTTCTTGTGCTTCTAAGACAGCTTCTGAGTCTCCAGACTCGTATGCTTCTTTATAAGAACGCTTTGCTTTATCTAGATCACTATCGACAGAGAGCTTTGCTTGTTCTAGAAGTGCTGATTGATTCTTTCCAACGGTGCCTTTGAGGGTTTTGTTCTCATCAATAAGCTGTTGGGCTAAACTTTCAAGTTCCTGACGTTCTCGTAACGCTGTTTCTTTAGCTCTACGTTCATCATGGTACCCCTTACTAAAGTGCTTTATACGATTCTGAACTTTCTCAGAATACTCTTCAAGCTCATCTTCAGTTACATCTTCTGGTGGATCAGATACTTTACGCTTACGATCCGCTTTCGGCGTATCATCAACAACTTCAATTTTAAAATCTTCGTCGTCATCGTCAGCTCCATTAACTTCTAACGCAGGGGCCGGTTCAACTTCAATTTCAAAACTAGAAGTTTCTTTATCTTCTTCCGCAACGGGAAGTTCAAACTCAACTTTTTCAAATGGCATAATATATCTCCTATGCTTTGACGATACCACGGGGATCAGGGACTACAGCTTCTATGCTGTCATCGTTCATCAAACGAAATTCCTTATCACCAACTTTAAACCGAGTTCCGCTATTAGCACGGAACATTACAAAGTCTCCCGGTTTACACCAAGGTCCAGTCGGATAACGTTCTTTATCGTTATAAGCCATGTCCCCCATATCAACCACAAGACCTATGATCGACATAATGTATTCATGGTGCTTTGTTACATCAGTCTTTAAAATGCCAGAATCTCCGTATGTATCTTCAATCTCTGGCAACGCAATTAAAACGTGGTATCCAACAGGTTTAGGTAGTTGAGCATCAAACTCTTCTTCTGATAGCTTTACAGCAGCGTTAGTCATTATCGTCATCTTCCGTATAGTTTCGCAAGAGGTCTTCCATGTGTGAGAGTGCGGAGTCGAGACCCCGAATTAGACCGCACAATTCTTTATATTCTGCGTAGTCTTTAGCACTACCAGAAGATAAAAATTCCACTGCAGAGGAACGTTGTTCCTCGGTACGTTCTTTAAGCACGCCAAAAACAGTATTTGCCATAAAATACCCTTATTTACGGTTAGTAGGAGCTGTTACAGTTTTAAATATTTCTAGATCTAATTTATCCGCGTCTGTTTTTAAAGCAGAGTCAAGTTTTACTTTATCTTTCTGTGCGTTCACAACAAGTGAAGTTTTTTCAAGTTCTAGTTTCTGCGCTTCAAGGACGGAATCAACCTTATCAGATTGAGCTTTACGTTGTTGTTCAGTCATACGTATTTGCGTATCCATCATATCTTTTTGCGTTTTACGTTTAACTTCAGCTTCTTTGGTAGCTACTTCTTGACGGCGCAATTGAAGGATAGGGTCTTTAGCCTGTTCCTGCGCCTTCTGTTGAGCAGCTTGTTGTTGATGAGCTTGAGTAAGCTGCTTACCAGCGTCCGCTACAAGCCGTGCAAGATTAACTTCAATCTGTTCGGGTAACTCTTCGTTAGGTGGAGGTAACGCTACACCAAGTCGGTCTTCAATTTGCTTACGGTAACTAAACCCAAGGTGTTCAGCAATATGTGCTTGTAAAGAAGCCATAATTCGTTGGGCCTGTGGGTTCTGTCCAATCGTTTTAGCAACCATAGGGTCTTGCATAAATGATGTGTGTGTTGCGATATGCGCGTCGTGGTCTTGGTAGATAAACGCTTTTATAGGTTTTCCAACAAGTGCGTCCATATTCTCACTAATAGGATCAGCCGGTTTCATATCGTCTTTAGTTGGTACTAACTTATCCGCATTTTTAACTCCGAGAACTTCAATCATCTGTCTATGTAACGCGGGGAGGTCGTATATCTGCGGTGCAGCTTGAGCCATCTGAAGTACTGCTTGGTACTGGACAACTCGTTGCGCCATAGTCGAACTGTTAGGATCACTAACAGGAATAACATCTACCATAACATAATCAGCTTGTCGTGCGCTAACTTCTCCACGTTCAGGCTGATAACTATACTCAGCAGGAGCGTATTCAGCCATGATAATCTTAAGGAGTTTAAACTCCTGCTTCATAGCGTAGTGGACACGCGCCTGTACTGCAGCCATAGGCTTGAGGGTCCGCTCAAGTAAAGCAAGTGTAGTGCCTACCGGTGCGTTAGCTGACATATCAGAAATGTTCATATCACTGATAGCGCCTAACCTACGGCCTTCATTCGTAATTTTATCGAGTAACTGTAGTAAAGTTCCTGACGGTTCTTTATATGGAAGAGGCATGATATTGTCGCGTACACTACCAGACGGTACATCTACATCACGCCACTCGCCCGGTTCAATGGGTGTGTCGTCTCCTTTTATACGTAAACCACGTGTTTTTAGACCGCCCGGAAGGTTAGATAATGTGCCCGCATCTACAAGCTGGCGTATAATAGATGTGCCAGCACGTGCATACCCACCAATGATGTGTATCAACCCAAGCCCATAAAAACCAAATCCCGGCACGTATACGTAATGTACGAAGTGTTGGCGTTTAAGCATAAGCGGATCTTCTGGATCCCAATTTCTGCGGATTGCTAATACTTCAGAAGTACCACGCTCAATCGTAACTACGTACGGGCGTGCAATCTGATCTTCGTCAGAATCTCCAACACCATCAATAACAATGTCAGCGTGAATCTCATAGACCGCGTAACGCTCGTCATCGGTAATAGAGAACCCACCTTCTTCTGCTTTACGTTTCTCAATGTCCGTATGAAACGCTTGTGGGTCACCTAGATCAACATCTCTATAGAACTCAGTAGCTTGAAGTTTTTTAAGTTCGTTTTTAGTCTTACGCATAACATGCGTAACACGTTCTGCGCTTTCTATATGAGACGCGCCATAAGGCACTATAACATCTTCTGCTGGAATGTAGACAGCGGTCTGCCGCCCAATGTTAGTATCGTAATATACTTTTTTAAATGCAGAACCGGCTAATCCAAGACTGTACAGGAGACGCTCGTGCTCTGGACGGTACTCTACCATACGCTCTGTAAGTTCGTAGTTCATGTCTGATTTGACACGTGCTGCAGCTTCTGTTTTGTCTTTAGTTTCTTCGCCTAGTACTTTGATTCTTACTGGACCTGCAGAAGGAAACGTCTCACTCATAGTTTCTGCTTGAAAACGAATTGCTGCTTCAGCCAACACTGTAGAGTAAACACCGCAAGCGCCTTCCCACGGATCAGTACGCTCTTCGTATTTGAACCCCAGTACATCTAGACCTTTAACAAAAGCATCAGCCCAGTCTTTACGACTATCAACATCAGTATCAACGTAACCAATAAGCTCATCAGCAAGGCTAGCTAGGTCATTATCGTCGAGTTCATCAGCAAGGTTAGCATCAAAGGAAGTAGGACCGACATCTTCACCGGGAACGATTGTAATCTCTACATCCCCATTATCCAACGTAACCATATCAGGGTTAAGGATCTCAATCTCAATGTTTTGCTCTTCTTCAGTACCTTCGTCCAGCCCCATAGGCGCTGCGTATAGTCCTTTTTCAATAGCCATAGCTTAATTCCTTAGTAATACCCACCGCTGCGTTGTTTAAAATATTTAATAGGCTCTGCTTCGTCTGAAGGCAAAGTAATAAACCCCCCCTGCCTAAAACGCATAAGAGCCATAACTGTCGAATCTACTAAGTCATCATGGCTCATAAAAGGGAATCCTGCAATCTCTTCTACAACTTCCTCTGCCCACCGAGTCTGTGGCATCCATACCATACCTGATGCCACTATGTCTGCTACAGAGTTAAGTCGTGCTAATTTATCTCCAGACCCCCTATGTGGTGTGTATTCAGATACGGGCAACCCCATACGCCGCATCTCTTGATATAAAGCCGTTCCAGAACTCTTTTTTTCTACAATAAACGAGTCAGGTTCCCACTCAGAGTACTCTTCCATAGCTAATTTCTTTAGGTCTGGAAACTCCAAACGCTCTTTAATGCTGTTCAACAGTATAATGTGGTACTCACCAACTTCTTCGTTAAAGAATACCCCCCAAGTTGTAAGTGCTGTGTAATCAGCACGGTTATGGGTCTCGGCTGCAGCATCTAAAGACATGATAACGTATTCACACGTAGGAGGTTCCTCATGTTCCCATGACCCCCACCACTCACGCTTTATAAGTGCAGCTTCTTCCGCTGTTGGTTCCTGCTGGTACTGGGCATTCCACTGAAACACCGGCATAGATGCCTTTGTACGCATCAACGCATCTAAATCAAAGAACTCAGGCCATAACGGCTTCTGTACGATGGTGCCATTTTTCTGTTCGATGTTCAAAATAGCTGGAAACTCCACTATATCGTACGCATCAGCCCCTTCGTTGTTGTTCATATCCCTTGTAACACGCCCAGTTAGGTCATCCATATGCCATCTGGTCTGAATAATAGCTACACTGCCTCTTGGCATGAGTCGTGTACGAGCCCCGAACGTAAACCACTCGTAGGCTTTATCAAAAACCTCAAAATTACCGTTGATAACGTCTTGTTCTGAGTGCGGATCGTCTACAAGAAGCAAATCAGCGCCACGTCCAGCTAGCGCACTACCAATACCACAGGCATAATACTCCCCACCGACGCTTGTATTCCACCTACCGGCAGATTTAGAGTCAGATGCGAGTGAAACAGTTGGAAATATTTCGCGATATTGCTCTGTATTAATAAGGTTACGTACTTTACGTCCAAAATCTACCGCTAGGTCTGTAGTGTGAGAGACCATCATTACTTTTTTGTTAGGGTTCCTACCCAAAAACCACGCAGGAAACATAATTGACACTAACTGAGACTTGCCATGACGTGGTGGGATGTTAACACATATACGGTCTTTCTCCCCGGCTTCGATATCCATAAGCATATCTGCCAACATGCGATGATGTTTGCCGACAATATAGTCCGACTGCATATGTTTACAAAACTCTATTAAATCTTGGTGTGCAGCTTGAGTGTACTTCCTAGTCGCCAACTCATCTACGAGTCGATCAATCTCTTCTACTTCTTCTGTGGTATAATTCTCAAGGTTGTCCAACATAACTTGGACTTCACTATCCGTAAAATCAAAGGCAGTAGAGTCAAGCATCATCTGCGTCGCTTTCTAGCCCAAGCTCTTCGTTAACATCCATAACCGTGCCATCAATAATAACTGCGTCTTCAATATCTGGATTAACCAACCTAGCTAACTTAGAACGTAACTTGAGTCGCAAATCCTCTGTAGACTGATGTGTTATGGTAACTTCTGATTTCTCAGCAAACAACCCAACATCGGAAATCTTCCCAAGTAATTCAAGAGCGCGAATACGTACTCGCGGATCAGGGTTCTCAGATTCAAGCACCAACTTGTTAGTAACCATGTGGCGTATTTGTACAGCGCTTTCTGCAACAGACCGTCCAAACTCTTGCAGGATATTGTTAGTCAACACTAAAGAAGCTGGCGTTAACGTAGCAGCTTTCTTAGCAGTAACTTTTTTATCTGTTTGTTTGGGGTCTTCAGCGTAAGCCATCGCTAACTGGGCCGCTGTTTCTTTATCTTCTTTAGTAGGGTCAACCTCTAAACCATGCTCAGTCAATTCTTGCACGGTATTAGATGCCGCTTCCACATGCGTCTTCAATCCCATGTGGGGGGTATCCGGGGAGTAAGGCACTCCAAGCTCTGGGTCTACAATTAATGTCATTATCTTCCGCAGGTCGTTGACCGTGTTTTGATTAGTACAACATAATAATTTTTTATGCAAGTAGGTTGGGACTCCTATGGGGGGTACTTCCTATATAGAGGGGGGTGGGGGTCGCCAAACTTAAAAAACGAACAAATATTCACGTAGACTAGTAATACTAGAGAAAGTCAGGGACTCCTAATCACAGCGCGGGTCATGGGGGTAGGGTAGGGTTCGCCAGATATCGTTTTTCATGTTAGTGCGACACTAACAAATCGTGTAGTCTTATGTAGTTTTATTTAGTTTAGTGCTCGTTTATCTATATACATTACATCAAAACTTGTTATTATCTAATCATCGAACGGAACAATAATGTTGCCGCGATTAAATGGAGACTAACAACATGTTAAACGTTAAAACAATCAAAGCGATCACGACACACAGCAGGGCCAACACTAAGACCGCCAGCCTTATGGCTATTGTACTAGACGGGTTTATAGCTGATGGAGTGTCATTGGAATTCTTTAAGAGTCCTAAGAAGGACACTAGCGACAAGGCCCACATCGCATTCTTTGGCGAGTTAAATGGTGCAATTATGGCAAGTTTCACAGCAAGTGAACGTAGATTGATTAATTGCCCAATCAAATCACTGGAAGCAGGTAATGAAGCAGGTCAAAAGGGCGATGCAAAACTTCCAGCGAAAGGTACAAGACGTTACATTCAAGCGCAAATTGGAGCACGTAGGAACGACTACCAACGGGCGCTAAACAAGCGCTTGAACCCGACACCAGCCAAGGGCGCCGACGACAAGCGCACGGACGACAAGACGTTCTGTTTGGAACGTGCAACCCAAATGCTCAAGCGCTTGGAAAAGGCGGAAGGCGCGACGTTCGATGTTGTAGAGGCTCTACATCATATTGTTCAGTTATCTAAAATTCTGAACACTAAGGTATAACTTAACAGGCGATGTTAGTGCTACACTAACATCGCCCAACTTTACTGGAGAAAAAACCATGCGATACTATAAAGACGTAAAACCGAAATACGTAATAAAAAAGCAAGACCGAAAGCAATTTGATGAAGACGCCAAACGACGCCATGATATATGGTTAAAAAATCTTGATGCTGTATTTAATAACTATCAAGAACCATCTGAAAATATGTTTACAATAATTAAACCAACTAAGTTTCAACAGATTTACAAAAGGTTGTCTCGGTCGATATTCTTGCAGAGTTTCTTACTTTGTACGATTGCTATTTGTGTGATGGGCTGGATTGGCGCTACACACGAACAAACGATTATCGATTTCTTAATGATGTTTGATAATGATTTTAGATATATCCCATGACTTCTCGGGCGGCACCTTCGGGTGTCGTCCTTTTTTTGTGTCCAAAAGAAACCAGTTCTTAGAGTCGCGTTGAGCCCGTAGTAATTTGTTATCGTGCGTGGCTCTAAGGTTCCCGGATACCCGGCTGCTAGTTGTTAGTGACACACTAACATAACACCACGAGACCAGTTCTTAGAGTCGCGTTGAGCCTGTAGTAACTTGTTATCGTGCGTGACTTAAACCGTGCTGCCGGGGGACAGTTTGTTAGTGCGGCACTAACATAACACCACGAAACCAGTTCTTAGAGTCGCGTTGAGCCTTAAGTCATTGTTATTAGGTAATGTTCTTTGCAATGTAGTTTGTTAGTGCGGCACTAACATATTGATAACAAAAGAATGTTCCGTTTTTACGGGGTGTAATGTTGCAAAAAAGAGCCTAATGTTGCAAGTGAAAAGAACATTATAGTTTCATGTTGTTTTGTGACAGGGTTATACAAGGTGTTCTCTCCTTTGCCTATCAGCTTTTAGCAAACTGTTTAGTTTTATATATATAGTATGTAATGTAGTAGTTTGAAAATAGTATGATATCTCAAAAATGTTTATCAATTATGCCTGTTAGTTGGTTACCACGTGAGCGTGTCTGTCCGACCCCTTCATCGCACCCCGCATTTTAGCAACATTGCAACATTCCTTACTTATCAAATACTTGCTGGCCTACACTAAAGAACATTACGGAACATTACAGAACAATACAAACCCTGACACGTTTTGGTAAACATTGACATACCTACTAACATTAGGTACTATAGTAACAGTTGATAGATCATCTATTGACATAACAGGAGAACAGACATGAATACCGCAAGTAACGCCTACCAAGACCAAGCCGTCGAAATCGACGGCGGCACAAACACGCCTATCGCACAAGATGTTAGTGCGGCACTAACAAATGTACTCGACAATACACCACCAGAGATATCCGTACCATCTATCGGATCAAGCGCGATGTTGACCGAGCTATCCATCAGTCAGTGGACGGGACGCAAGAAAGATCGCAAGGCATCCAAAGAAGTTACAGCGGACAACAATGCCGCTTCTGGTGTGGCATCAGTTAACAAGAAACTTATGGGTGACTGGGAGACACTAGAAGCACTACACAAAATGACAGGGAACATTCGCAACATGCATTACAGCATGACAATGCCTTGGTCAGATACGGGGCTTCGTTTACTTCCAACCGCACAATACTTTAAATACAATAAGGAGATGACGGCAATGCAATCTAAGTGGGAAGACCTAGCACGATTATGTATGCGTGAGTATGAGTGGGAGATCAGCAACGCTCAAACCAAGCTCGGTGACTTCTTTCATCGTGATGAGTACCCGAGTGTTAGTGCGCTCACTAACAAGTTTAGTTTTAGATTATCTTACATTCCACTCGCGGACGATTTTCGCACTGATGTTGGTGCGGAAGGTAATGAGCAGATCAAAGCTCACTACCAAGAATACTACAGCCGCCAACTAACCAATGCGATAGGTGACATATGGACACGTGTCCACAAGGTGTTGGTGAGTATGTCGGAGCGGCTCGACTATGCATCAAACGAAACCAAGAAAGTGTTCCGCGACACATTAGTTGATAATGTCATCGATATGATAGATTTGATGAACGTGTGCAACATTACCAACGATGCGCAGATGAGCGAGATCGCCAAGCAATTAGACAACGCGTTGCGGGGAGTTACACCGGACGCGTTACGTGATGACGACTATCTACGCGCCGAAACCAAACGCAAGGTAGATTTAGCAATAGCACAACTACCATCACTATCCATAGACATGACACTATAATTGTTAGTGTCGCACTAACACAACTCAACAGGAGAACTACAATGTCAACAGCACAAACAATGTACGCATTATCACTAGACCAGATTGCACAGGCAATCAAAGTCGGTGGGCATCAACGGACAATACTTGTCCAAGGACACATGGGGACAGGTAAGTCATCACTACTAACGATGTTAAGCAATGACTTGCCGACACATACGCCATGTTACTTTGATTGCACCACCAAGGATCTTGGGGATATAACCATACCTAAACTTGCTATGCTAAAGGAAGAAGGTTCGGATTATGTAACCTACGCTACCAATGAAGAGCTTGGTGCGCACATCAAAAGCCCCATCACGCTAATGGTGGATGAGATTGGTAAGGCAAACCCAGCGGTAAAGGTCGCGTTGCTCCGACTTATACTTGAACGGAAGATAGGTTCTTATACCTTACATCCAGATAGTATAATATTTGCTACCACTAACCTAGGCGCGGAAGGTGTAGGAGACCTGATGCCACCGCACGCACGTAACCGTATGACTGTACTTACGGCACGTAAACCTGATAACATGGAATGGATAGAATGGGGAATTAACAATGGTATCGACCACATTATACTTGGCTGGGCAAAAGATAACCCATACCTCTTTGCGTCCTTTGAGGATGTCAAAGATCCAGAAGAAAACCCGTACATATATCACCCACGGGACCAGCGTGCCGCGTTTGTTACACCCAGATCGTTGGAAGCGGCTTCCGATTGGCTCAAGAACCGAGTAAATTTCGACGACCAGACCCTAACAAGTTTACTCATGGGTACGATTGGTGATCGAGGCGCTATGGACTTAATGGCTTTCGTTAAGTTAAGCACTCAGCTTCCATCGCTTGAGTCGATCAAACAAGATCCTCTCAACGCCACGGTACCCAGCAGTGCCGCCGCAGTGTGTATGGTTGTGTATCGTACGCTAGCAAGTTTGGACAAGACTTGGGTTGACTCATGGATGGACTACTTAGTTCGGCTCGACAAAGAAGCACAAGGTATGTTCGCCAATGGTGTGCGCTCCCCCAAATACTCTAAGCAATCCTTAGTGATGACTAACAAGAAGTTCACTGACTGGGCTATGGGTAACAACTACATGTTTGCCGCTGACAAGAAGTAACGTGTTAGTGCGGCACTAACAAACGGGGTGCGGCTACACCTGCACCCCACTTACACACAGGAGAAGAAGTTATGTTAAGTATAGGGAAACAACTAACAGTCGAGCAACGTCTATCGAAAGCGGTTGTCGATATCATGGGTAACGATAAGTATGTCGCCCTTGCTGGTGTGTTGATGATCGGAGAGCGCACGGTGCGCGAAGACATACCAACAGCGTGTACGAATGGTCGTGATGAGATGTACGGCAGGAAGTTTGTCGAGAGCTTGTCTGATCCAGAACTTAGGTTTCTAATTTTACATGAGAGCTATCACAAGCTGTATAGACATCTCATCACGTGGGAACATTTATACCGCGAAGATGCACAACTCGCAAACATAGCATGTGATTATGTTATCAACATAAAGATATTGGATGACAACCAAGATGGCTTTGCAGTTATGCCCAGTTGTGGATTACTTGACCAACGGTTCCGAGACATGGACACCGCTCAAGTATTCAACATAATAAAACAAGACCAAGAAGATCAGGGTCAGGGTCAGGGTCAGGGTCAGGGTCAGGGTCAGGGTCAGGGAACTGGTTTCGATGAACATGACTGGGAAGGTGCGCAGGAGATAAGTGCCGAAGAGCAACGTGAGCTTGGGCGTGATCTGGATGAAGCTGTACGCCAAGGCGCGTTGATCGCTGGCAAGATGGGGGGTAATGTTGATCTATCCATCGCAGAACTACTTAAACCTCAAGTTGATTGGCGCGAAATGCTACGCGAGTACATATCCAACACTTGTTCGGGCAATGATTACTCTACGTGGAGACGTCCTAACAGACGCTTTATTGCTAGTGGTGATTATATGCCGAGCGGTATATCCGAGAGGGTTGGGGGTATAGCAACGTGTGGGGATATGTCGGGGTCCATTGGTGTACAAGAACAATCAGTCATTCTAACAGAAATCAAGACTTTGTCCGAGCTTGTCAAACCCGAATGGTTACGCATGTTGTACTGGGACACCGCTGTATGTGGTGACGAGAAGTATGAGATGCATGAACTGGATGACTTCATACATTCTACTAAACCAAAAGGTGGTGGGGGTACTGATGTCGAGTGTGTCCCGCAATACTTAGACGACAACAACATAACACCTCAGTGTGCGATTGTTATCACCGATGGATATCTTGGTGGTAGTTGGGGTAATTGGTCGTGTCCTGTACTTTGGATAATCATAGACAATAAAAATGCCGTACCTGATGTAGGTAAATGTGTTCACGTTAAATCAAGGGAGTTATAAAATGAGAGTCAATCTTAATACTTTTTCCGATGTTGCCGAGCGTTATGCTGAAGTTAAACCTATGGTTAGTAAGAACCACAAACGTGAGGATGACATACGGCCTATAAGTGAACGTCACCGTAAGTGGGAGCGCATCGCCAAGGTAGATGACAACTGCTACATACTGCACGATGTTATACCTTACGAAAATTATTCGTGGGTTGATGAACATCTTAAGAGACCACCTATAACATGGTCCAGAGATAAGCATGGGGACGAGTTTGTTACTATACACACCGTTACGTGGAGTACTGACCAAGCACGGATGGCGTTTCTATTTGAGTATCTACCAAACGGGTTGGATTTTTGTGGGGGTGCTTATCACACGATTAGATCAGCATCTGGTTCGTATTACGTGCCGCGCTCTAGTGAGAAGAAAGACCCTAGAAAACCTACACCCCTTGTGTTCAAGCGCATAAACAAAATGACGGATAGATGGCTTAACGTGTGGGAACATGTTTCTGGGAACTATACTAAACCGTCTACGCGAATCGACAAGGTAGCGAAGAAAAAGTTACAGCCCCACATCGATGAGTTTTTTAGTTGGTTGTGTGCCGTAGGCCCATTAATTCCAGATGAAGGTCGAGCTATGCGTGAGAAGGTTAGTAGTTTAGATCGTTCTTTTCACACCGATTATGACAACACTTATGATGGAACATACACTGACTACGAAGCAAAGCGGCGTAGGGAAGTTTTATGTGATACTGAGCATGAGCTACGCGTACACTACGCTTGTGAGTTTTTACTTTCGTTACAGAACACGAGCATACGTAACATTACCACACAGGAAGAACTTAAGGCGTTAAAGTCTAAGTTCAACGCATGGGCTAATCGTAGTCTTGGATTAAACAATAAGATATTAGGAGAATAGATATGAGATACAATGGATTTACAACAGCTTTAGTAGAAGACTTGGTTGAGGTTCCGTGGGATGAAACCTACACCGACAATTCAGAAGCAATGCAGATGCTACACGCCGACAGCCGTGAGTTTATTGTCGAAGTTAAGAAAGCATTACGTGGGTGTAAGATAGGAAGGGAGAAGGACGCACACACACCACTTAGACATGTTTTTGTGTACTACGATGATTGCCCTCTTGCTGTCGGTAGGATTTCGTATGGGATGCACAACAAAACGACTGAAGCTGAAGTTTATATGGTTGGGTCGCGTTCTATTAAGAATAAAAGATACAACGATTATGATGACCAACATCATATGGTACTCACAAAGAATTTACATACAGCAGTTAAGGCGGCGTGCCGGTATCTACGTCCGTGGTCTACAACAGAAACAGCTAATTTTTTATGGGGTCACATGACTGATGACGTGCAAGGGCGCGGTCAACGAATACGTAACCTTTGGTTCAAGGGCGCGAAGGATTTAAGGGATATAGTAATAGACGCACAGCAATCGGTGAGTAAAACTGATGTCGTTGTGGTTGAGTTAGAAAGTTTATACGAACAAGGCCATACGTTTACAAATCCAGAGGTAACCAAACTAATGGAGAATTTCTCTAAAGCTAGGAAAGTGTTAGCTGAAGATGTTGCGGAGCGACAGGGGGGTGCCGCCTTTATACACATGGGAGAGGAGACATGTAGTATAGCTAGGCTGTCAGAAGTCGATAAGTATGGGTCAGACATATGGAGTTTGGCAGATGTACAGGTGCGTGATGTTGACTCACTACCCGATGAGTTGAGTAGCCGTTTAGCTCCATTGACAATGTTCAACGCAGGTAATTTCGTTGACCGAGTTGGGGCGCGGATAACAGAGAGGTGCTTCTTTGTATACACAGACTGAACAAAACGATACTCTTTATCGAGTAAGTATAAGCAACACAACAAAACAAGTCAGTGTGTTATGTCTTGCTATGGAATCACTTGACGAGCAAGATGCGACAACATATGATAGTGTTGACGAGTTACCAAGTTGGATACAGGAAGGGCTAGCTATTTTGTCAATGACAAGTAGTGAACCCCCAACCAAAGAAGTTTCTGGTGTTGGTAGGAGAATTGATAAAGATACATACTGGCTGTACCAGTGAACGTGTTAGTGCCGCACTAACATGTCGGAGAACTGGTATCGGAAAAAACTTTAAGGGAGAAAATGATGACCCCCGAAGCTAAAGTAAAACGTGTTGTAACCAAACAACTAAAAGAAATGGGAGCCTACTATTTCTTTCCAGCTACAGGTGGCTATGGACGTAGTGGCGTACCTGATATTGTAGGATGTTTCGATGGAATGTTCTTTGGTCTTGAGTGTAAAGCTGGGAAAAACAAACCGACCCCATTACAAGAGCGAAACCTTGAGGAGATAGGTAACGCTGGAGGCATCCAGATGGTGGTCAACGAAGACAATGCACGCGATGTAGACAAACTTATTAGGGAGAAAACTAATGGCACGTGAAATAGATCCGACATGGGAGATGATCGGTGACTTCTTTGATAATGGAGATGAGAACTGTGTGGGGTGTGAATGGAACTGGGAAGATGATGGGTGTAGGTTGCTAAATGGTGGTCCACCGAACCCTACTTTTTGTCCCGCACTAGAAGTGTTTACTGCAAACCAAGAGGGAGAGTCTTATGGTTAAATCAGTATTAACTTACCCAGAAGTTCTTATGGCACGCGTTAAAGGTGGGGAGATAGAATACTTTGACGCGGTAAACTGGTTGGTCTTTCACGGACAACTAACATACACAAAAGCTATGGAACTATTAGATGGAGTAGTAATATGACTGTTGAGAAACTGCGAAGGGAAGCGTTAGAGATATTGTCTTTAGAGGTTGAGTCAACACCACAAGAAAGGAAGTGGTGCAGGGAGTTCTTAGCGGATAACCCCATACGTCCGAAACAATTGCGGTCAGAAGAACAAAAAGAGCGGAAGCGGGCCAAAGAAAGAAAAGGTCTTTACAGTAGAGAAGAGAAAGCACAGCTAAAAGCAATCAAAGAAGAACAGATGGCAAAGTTTGAAGCTCGACGTTCGCCAGAAGTTGTTTGGACGCGTTTACTAAACGGGCAGCAATTCAGGGACGTTAAATTTAAAACCATATAAGGAAAACATAATGTTAAAACAATGGATCAGCAAAATCTTTAAGTGTAACCCGATGACCAACAAGTATTTTGGTAGGAAAACTCCGGACATTCCACCTCGTCGCAAAACATCGTTGCCAGCAATGGAAAGACGCATAGCCGCCAGCCGCAACATAATTGACGGTTCGTTGATGGATAAAGACGAATGACTAAAAAACTAACGTCAATTGTGTACCGCTACGATGACGGTTCTATCGAGTATGTAGACGACGTATCAGAAATTTCTATTTTCAGTATTAGTAATAGTTGGATCAACAAGATTATAGATTGGTTTAGGAGAGACAGATGAGTGAACAGTTAGAGTTACCTTTTGACCCCCCATTAGAGAGGTTTGAGTTTGACAAAGAAAACCTCATAGTTATATGCACTGAGTGTAACTACAAACACACTTTAGCGGACAATGGATGGTCCTCTTTCTCATGTTTAGGGTGTGGGCATGATATGCCTAACGACCCAAAACGTGTTGGTTTAAAGTTTGACCAGAACAAGTTACCGTATGAATTACTTGCACCTGAGTTTTTAGCCGCAACTGTAGGGATATTACAGTTTGGTGCTAAGAAGTATGGCGCACGTAATTGGGAGAGAGGTATGAATTGGAGCCGTCCTTTCGGTGCGTTGATGCGCCATATGTGGGCATGGTGGAGAGGTGAGGACACGGATAGGGAGACAGGCGCAAGTCATCTTCATCACGCCGCTTGCTGTCTTATGTTTTTAATAGCGTATGAAGAACGCAAGACAGGAAAGGATGACAGGGGGGTAGGTTTGTGATGGATTTGATAACAATAGACTTTGAAACTTACTACGACAAAGAATATTCGCTATCTAAATTAACAACAGAAGAGTACATACGTGATCCTAAGTTCCAAGTAATTGGAGTTAGCGTCAAAGTAAACAACAGGGATACGGAGTGGGCTAGTGGCACACATGAAGAAATCAAGACCTATCTACAAACATTCAACTGGAAAGAGGCTATGCTACTCGCTCACAATACTATGTTTGATGGCGCTATTGCTTCTTGGCGCTATAATATTTTTCCTAGGGCTTATGCCGATACTCTTTGTATCGCCCGTGCTGTACACGGGGTGGAAGCTGGTGGAAGTCTCAAAGCATTGGTCGAGCGATATGATCTTGGAGCTAAAGGCACAGAGGTCATTCAAGCACTCGGCAAACGTAGAGAAGATTTCACTGCCGAAGAACTAGCTAGGTACGGAGATTATTGTATCAACGATGTTGATCTAACGTATGAGCTATTTAAAGTGTTAACACGTGGGTTCCCACGTAAAGAACTTAAGCTGATAGACCTTACCCTGCGTATGTTTGTTGACCCGATACTTGATCTAGACCTTGGGTTACTTGAACAACACCTAGAGGATATCAAGGTAGCAAAGGATGACCTGTTAATATCTTCTGGTGTAAGTCGTGAAGACTTAATGAGTAATCCTAAGTTCGCAGAGGTATTAAAATCTTTAGCTATCATACCACCTACTAAGGTTAGTTTACGTACAGGTAAAGAAACATTTGCATTTGCTAAATCTGATGAAGAGTTTAAGGCGTTAGCGGAGCATGATGATGTACGTGTACAGGCCGCTGTATCTGCACGGTTAGGTGTCAAGAGTACGCTAGAAGAGACGCGTACCCAAAGGTTCATAGACATTTCTAAGCGGGGGTTACTCCCAGTACCAGTTAGATATTACGCCGCGCATACAGGTAGGTGGGGTGGTGACGATAAGATCAACCTACAAAACCTACCATCTCGCGGCCCTAATGGTAAGGTGTTAAAGTGTAGTATCGTAGCACCAGAAGGATACTCTTTGATAGAGGCCGACTCCTCACAAATCGAGGCTAGAGTATTGGCATGGCTTGCAGATCAAGAGGATTTAGTCACTGCATTCGCTAATGGTGAAGATGTATATAAGAAGATGGCATCTCGTATATATGACTGCGCAGAGAAAGATGTTACAGCACAACAACGGTTCGTTGGTAAGGTCACTATACTTGGCGCTGGGTATGGCATGGGGGCTGTAAGATTTAAGGAACAATTAAAATCTTTTGGTACGGAGATGGAACTCGACGAAGCACGTCGAGTAATTAATATATACAGAGATGCAAATCACCAGATAAACAGGTTATGGCGTGACGCTCAGAACATGATCGTAAACCTATCGCGTGGCGATGCTGTTTCTTTTGGCACGGAGCGGTTTATAAAAGTTAATGCTGAAGACTCAGCGCTAGTAACCCCATCAGGGTTGTTACTTAGATACGATGAATTACGTGCGGAACAGACCGACAAAGGTTTTGAGTATAGTTATAAAACCCGTAGGGGACGCACCAGAATATATGGGGGTAAGGTTGTCGAGAATGTATGCCAAGCTATAGCACGGTGCATAATCGGGGATCAGATGTTAGAGGTTGCTAAAAGATATCGTGTTGTTTTAACAGTACATGACTCTATTATGTGTTGTGTACCTGACTCAGATGTTGCTGAAGCACAGGCTTATGTTGAGATGTGTATGCGAGAGACTCCCGAATGGGCGGCTGGTTTACCTATTAACTGTGAGTCTGGAGTTGGAAAATCTTACGGAGGATGTGAATGACAGATGTAAGGCGGGAGTTTCGTGAACGTCACCCGAATAGGAACGAGAGTATAAGGCGGGAGTTTTGGTACGAAGCGGAGATTGTGGATAGGGCTAGTAGACGGAAATGTGTTCTTTCTTTAGCGTGTAAGTATAATTTACACCCCTCACGGATATATGAAATAGTTGGTGAGAAACCGAAAGGGAGAAGATTGCTTCAAGAGGATTTACTTAAAGAACTCCTATTTGGCATAATGTACGAAAAGCCACTACAGGAAACAAAATGAGTATTAAACCGTGGTCCTTTAGTAAAATTAAAGCCTTTGAGCAATGTCCTAAACAGTTCTACCATATGAAGATTGCCAAAGAGTATAAGGATAAAGAGACAGAGGCGATGCTTTATGGGACGTTGTTCCATACTGCCGCTGAAGAGTACGTTCGTGATGACGTTCCCCTACCTAATAAGTTTGCCTTTGCATCCAAAGCATTAGAGAACCTTAAGTCTAGATCAGGGGAGAAGTTATGTGAGTACAAGTTAGGACTTACTGAAAACTTAGACCCCTGTGGTTTCTTTGATAGTGATGTTTGGTTCCGTGGTATTGCAGACCTTATTATTATAGACGGTACCACTGCATGGGTGGTTGACTATAAGACCGGCAAGTCTGCACGATACGCTGACAAGGGACAGTTAGAGTTAATGGCGCTCGCTACATTCAAACACTTCCCTAAAATAAAAGTTGTTAAGGGGGGATTACTATTCGTAGTTGCCAAAACATTAGTAAAAGATAGCTATGATGTGTCGATTGCCCCTATATTATGGAACAAATGGTTAGCAGACTATGCTACAATGGAGAAAGCACTAGAAACAAATACATGGAACCCGCGTCCTAGTGGGTTATGTCATAGACACTGCGCGGTTCTTGAATGCGCTCACAACGGGAGGAACTAATGACCTATAAGAAGACCGGAGCGGGTAAGAGACGCCCATACAAGAAAGAATATGAAAAACAAAAAGAACGGGGGGAACATCCTGACCGTATGGAGAGGCAACGCGCCCGTAGGGCAGTGGACAAAACAAGCCCCGATAAAAATAAAAACGGTAAAGCTGACAAGCGTGAAGGTAAAGATATTAGCCATAAAAAGATGCTATCCAAGGGAGGTACCAACAAGGACGGGTATCGGATAGAAAGTGCTAGTAAAAATAGAAGTCGTAATGGGAAGAAACCTACCAAAAAAAGTTAATCGGTAGGGAGTATAACAGGAGAATTATAATGCAAGTGGTCGATAACAAATCACTGCTACTAAAGCTACGTAATCCACAGAAGATAACTACTGTAGTACCCAACAGCAAAGACATGGGTGATAACAACGTACTGGTTAAATGGGGTGTGAGTGAAGCTCTTACACTAAAAGGTATGAACATAGACGTACCCGCGCCCATTACAGGTAAGTATGACTGGTCTGGTAAGTATAAACCTTTTGCACATCAACGCACTACGTCTGCTTTTCTTACTATGAATAAGAGATCATTTTGTTTTAATGAGCAGGGTACGGGGAAGACAGCAAGTGCTATATGGGCTTCCGACTTCTTACTGAAACAAGGTATTATTAAACGCGTACTAATCATATGCCCCCTGTCGATTATGGATTCCGCATGGAGGGCAGACTTATTTAATTTTGCCATGCACCGTAGTGTCGATATTGCTTACGGCACCCCAGCAAAACGCCGTCAGATCTTAGCTAACGATGCTGACTACGTAGTAATAAATTATGACGGGGTTGAGATTATAGCTGACGATATAGCGGCTAGTGGTTTTGATCTTATTATTGTAGATGAAGCTACACACTATAAGAATGTTCAGACGCGCCGTTGGAAATCCCTTAACAAGTTAATTAAAGATGATACTTGGCTATGGATGATGACAGGTACCCCTGCGGCACAGAGCCCTTTAGATGCCTACGGTCTAGCTAAACTTGTTAACCCGACAGGAGTACCACGATATTTTGGGTCTTTCCGAGATCAAGTTATGTTT